CAGGTAGTGCCGCACTTTTGGACACCAGAGACCGGCTGGAAGACGCAGCAAGCGTGACCGCGCACCTTTACTCAACATGGCACAGACAAGGCTACTTGCATTCGACACCTGGGGCAACGATTGATTACGAGTTTGTCGCCACCGACATGGCCGCGATTCTGTCCGGCTGAATGTGCAAGCTGTGGCGTTTGATAGGTGGCGCATTGACCTACTCAAAAAAGAGCTGGACAAGATCGGTTCTGATTTGCCGCTGGTGCCTATGGGCCAAGGTTTCAAAGATCAATCGGTGTGCCTGGACGCACTGGAAGCCGAGCTACTCAACGCCCGAGTGAATCATGGCGGGCATCCTGTGCTGACTATGTGCGCCGCTAACGCAATTATTGTTAAAGACCCTGCTGGTGGCCGCAAGCTGGACAAAGGACGCGCTACGGGCCGCATAGACGGCCTGGCGGCAATGTCTAACGCTTTCGGTGCTGCTGCTGCCGCAATCGAATCTGAGACGGTTTACGCCGATGGGCAATTTACTTTCGTTTGATTACCTCGCAAGAGGCTTGATCCCGGTGCCTTGCCGGGCCGCGCAAGCGGGTAGCCAAGGACGCGGATTAGTCGGGCAGTGCCGCGTTTACAGCAAAACACCGAATGCCAGCGGCAAGACTTTGCGGCCGGTACGCAAAAGCAGAGTGATTCTGTGATGCGTGCCGTGTAGCACTTTCCACTTGCGTGGCTGGCACCTTTTCTTGAAAGACAAAAATGCTTACTCTTGACGAAACAAAAATGCACCTACGCATTGACCACGACGAGGAAGACACCCTCATTGCCGGCCTGATGCTGGCGGCAACCGCCGTGTGTGCGCACCACCTGGACGTTCTGCCGGCAACGCTTACCACCGAAGCACCGGCGGCTGTAAAAAGTGCTGCACTGCTGTTGATTGGCAGTCTTTACGAAAACAGAGAATTTACTGCAGACCGTGCAACGCACCTAAACCCGACCTTTGACATGCTTCTGATGCCTTACCGTGTGGTGACAGCATGATTGGCGACTTGACGCAAAGAATCACCGTTGAGCGCCTCCAGCAGGGGCAAGACGAGTTGGGTCAACCTATCGAAGCCTGGACTACCTTAGCCACTGTTTGGGCCGCTGTAGAGCCGCAAGCGGGCCGCGAGTTTGTCGCCGCTGGTGCTTTGCAGTCAGAGCTAACCACCAAAATCAGAATCCGGCACCGGCCGGGCATCAATTCTGGCGACCGTGTTCTGCATGATGGCCGGACGTACAACATTCAATCTGTCGTTGACTACCGAAGCGCCCGGCGTGAACTGGTGCTGATGTGTCGGGGTTAGCCTTTGCGCATTGCCAAATCGGACACCGTGTCCGATTTGCCGGATGGTTCAGATACCACGCCGACACGGGCCGACTTCATACGAGTGGCGTTATGTTAAGTGCCATGCACCACGCTGGTGCTGAAAAAAAGTGATTTGAAAACCTATGGGCCGCGCTTGCCGGTTAAGATACCGACAAGCCGCGCCACTGGCGAAACACTGAAAGCTTGAGACCCTTTCAATGCTTCTAGGCGCGACACAGAACGGGGTGTATCACGCCAGTGTGCGAATGATAACGCCCGCAGAAAAAGGCGCAATATGTCATTCGCAATTACCGACCAAGTTTTGAGTTCTAACCTGCCCGCTGGCCTACAGCACACGCTTGCCATGTTCGCCACATTCGCCGATGCTGGTGGATTGTGCTGGCCGTCTAACGAGACCATCGCCCGCAGAGCCAACAAAGACGAGCGCACCGTAAGGCGACACGTTGAAGAGCTGGCTGATATGGGCGTTATCGAGCGCACCTACAGAAAAGGCAAAACCGCCATCACGCGCATCATCACCGCCGCATTGACACCGACCGCACCAAGGGTAAACCCGACCCTGGACATTTTGCCCGGACTACCCCGGACATTTTGCCCCCCAGAACCGGCTATTGAAACTGTCAATGAAATAACAGCGCTGCCCACCCCGCCCGTGCTGGCTGAATACCCGGCTGTCGCCGCTGTTGTTGTTTTTGAGTCAGTGGATACCGAACAGCCGGACATTCAACAGCCGGATACAGCGCCCACAGAGGTGGCTATCGACCTGCCCACAGACAACCCGCTTGCTGATGTACCTGTTGACCTGCTGAATGACTTTGGTGTGGTGCGCAAGGCTAAAAAGAAATCCGCAACTGTTACGAAAACCGAAGCCATTGTTTTTGCTGCTGAAGCTCAGAAAGCTGGCTTGACCGTGGCTCAAGCTGTCCGTGAGTGCATCCTGCGCGGCTGGAGTCGTTTTGAAGCTGGATGGATACCGCAGCAAGCGCCCGTAACGCCCCCACAGCGCTACTTTGTGCCCGAGGTGGCACAACCATGCACGCCCGAGGTGAAAAGCGCTGCAATGGCCGCTCTGACTGCTTTGCGCAACAAGATCACGCAGCAAGCAAAGCCAAAGGGATACAGCGTGTTGACCTGATGTTAGTGATACACTTCAATGAATCAACACTTTAAGATTCAATGAAGCTAATCGCAACACTCAACGAAAAGGGCGGTGTGGGCAAAACCACCATCGCCACCAACATAGCAACGGCATTGCACCGACAAGGCAAGCGTGTTGTCATTGTTGACGCTGACCCGCAAGGCACAGCACGCGACTGGAGGGCCGCAACGCCTGACGGTATCGACCTGCCCAATGTGGTGGCTGTAGAGCGCCCGCAAGAGCTAGATGCCGTCCTGCGTGGCCTGGTGGCTGACTATGTGGTGATCGACACACCCGCTAAAGCCTCGCAGATAGCTGCTGCCGTGGTGCGCGTGGCTGACGTGGCATTGATCGTGTTACAGCCATCCGGGCCTGACGTGTGGGCATCTGCCGCCAGCGTGAAGTTAATCAAGTCACGCCTAGATGCTGGTGGAGCTATTGACGTGGCTTTTTTAGTCAACCGTGCCAGTCCGTTGACCAAGCTGTCACGGCTTATCAAAGATGGAACCTGGAACGATTACGGCATTGACCAACTGACGGCAACCGTGGGCAACCGCATTGCATTCGCTCAATCAGCAACGGATGGCGTGAGCGTGTTCGAGACCACCGACATTCACGCCCAAACTGAAATTATCGACATCATCAAAGAACTGGAGTCCGCAAGATGGCTTTGAAAACTAAACCCTTGTCCGAGGTTCGCCTGGACGTGCCTGCAACAGCAGCAGCTAAAGGCGAGCTGGTGCGTATCAATTTTCTGGTGCCTGCTGATGTGCGCATTGCATGGAAAAAGTTAGCCCTTGATCGTGGACAGACCATGCAAGATTTAATTATTGATTCAATGGGTGTACACTTCAATACTTCAATGAAGTAAAGTAGTAATCATCATGGCAACACTCAAAATCTACCGCGCACCATCCGGCCAATGGGCTGGCCAGCTTATCGAGGATGACGGCACGCCTGTTGCTGGTGTTGCTGGCTGTGCCACTGCTGAGGATGTGGAGTGCGAAGCTCTTGATGCTGGCTTTGAGTACGCCAAAGCTGTGTACGAGGATTTTGGCCAACCAACATAAACGGCACGCCCACTCTATGTGGGCTTTTTTACACCAATTGCCAAATTACCAATACTTACAGGCACTGGATAGAATCGCAGGAATATATAAAGGAAAACCCTAATTAGAATCGCAGGAATATATAAAGGAAAACCCTAATCGTGGACGAGACGAATTAGGGTTCAAGTGTTGAAAGGAAAAAAATGAATCAGCGTGCAACCGCTCTAAAAGACTTTACAGACCACATTCCAACACAGACAGATTATAGCAATAGCTCGCGTATTGGGCCGGGTTCTTTTTGCATTCCAAGGGCCGCATTCAATGCGTTATTGGATGCCAAGGCCACCGCTTACGAGATATGCGCTTATCTGGTTCTGGCGAAGTTCACCGGGGAATGTGGACGTTATTCGCCAGCAAGTATTACGGCAGTGAATAGCTACACCGGGGCCAACAAAACAAAGGACGGGCCGATTGATCGCGCCATCACGCGGCTGAAAACCATCAGGGCCAAAGGTGCCACCAAACAAGTGTCCAACGGGCGAAGCGGCAAGAGCCACGCCATGATCGAACAGGCCACCGACTTGGGGCCGATTGTGTTTGACAGGGAAACATGGAACCGCGTATTTATGGGGCAGTTGCCATTGCCAGACGGGCCAACCGAGCGCGGCATTATTCGGCATGTTCTGCCTGATTTTGGAGAGCCACCGGCTGATCGAATTTGGTTCGGCAACAACCTGGTGAGCGGCGTTGGTGGGATCGACAAGCCTTTGAAGGCGCTGAAGAATGCCGGGGATGTTGCGGCGCGGTTGCTGCTGGCCATGTACGCGGCCAACGACATGGAAACCTGGGGCGGCGTGCGTCCTATCGGTGCTGGCAGCGGGCCATGGAACCATTACGAGCCGGTAATTGCTGATTCAACACTGCGCGGCGGCGTTCGACTGATACGGGCCAAAGATATGGGCGTTGTCGCATCCATTGACAAGCGGATAACTGGCGCTGATGACAAACAAGCCTATTTCACGGCACTGTCGGCATTGAAGTCCACGGGCCTGGTTTATGAAGTGGTACTGGTGCTGAACCGCAATGGCATCAAAGACAAGTTCGCATCCAATGGCGAAGAATATTCAAGAATCCCTGATGATGCCGAGCCGTTCTATGAGCTGGACTGTCGGAGCCAACACGGCTACAAGCCCGAAGGCGAAGAAGGCATAGGCAGCGCAACCGCAACCACGGCGGGCGACTTTGGGCATTCTGTTGCACTTGAAGGCGGCGGGTTCGACGGGACTTATGCGGCCATCGTGCCCACTGGTTACGGGGCCATGATCGCCGGTATCTATCGACTGCGGTTCAGGGTTGCCAATTCCAAGAATGCCGGGGTGAAGGGCGCATGGGCGCGGATTCACGAAAACAACCGCGATGCCTTTGACCTGGTGCAGAGCATTCGGGCGGCCAACAAATTGCCACCACTCTCGCCACCGTGGGAAGCGGCCAAATCTGCCAAAAGTGGCCAGCCTGTTGCTGAACCTGCCGAAGTTGACGACCTGCCTTTTTAATGCCGCGTACCCTTCAATGTATTCAATGGCCTCAATGGTTTTCAATGTGTTCAATCCAGTACCCTGTGGGAAGTTATAGACGAGCACCACCCGCGCAAGCGCGGGCGCGTGACGGCAAAAAATTTGGGCAGGTTGACATGGGTTCAGGCAGGCAGGGAACCAATACCGCTAACCCCCCCCGACCCCCCTCTACACGAGGGGGGAGAAACAGCCGTTTTAATCAAGAGACAAAAACTCTTTTCTAACAAACCACCTGCCCACCACCCGAGTGGGCTTCTTTACGCCTGGTGGAAATTGCGTCTGAAATCGGACGCGATTAACGGTTCCTCAGAAATCTGTGCAACCGCTATAGCTTCGTCAGAAATCTGACAACCCTATCGGCGTTATCACAAATGATAAAGCCGCTTTTGCTTACGCAGAAATCTGCCGAAGCAAGCCCTAGTCCGAAATCAGGCGAGGCCACCCTAGTTAGAAATCTCACGAGGGTTCCGCAGAAATCTGCGTGAGCCACCGTTAGTCCGAAATCAGACGAACGGGTTTCTTTTTGCCAAACACATTGACAAAGCCTATCGACTGGCTCTATCCATTGACAAAACCTATCGCGCATGGTACAACCGCGCGGTGTACACATTAACGCAACTCAGTTGCACTTTCTAGAAAGCTACCAAACATGACAGTCCATCAAATCCGAGAAACCCGCGCTGGTAAGGTTGCCGAAATGCGCGGCATTCTGAATACCGCCGAATCTGAAAAACGTGCGCTACACCCGCAAGAGCAAAGCCGATTTGACGTGCTTAAGGGCGAAATCAACAGCTTGGAAGCGCAAGAGAGCCGCGCCGCGTTTGTTGACGAAATGGAGCGGCGCAGCCTGGGCACGCCAGTGGGCGACAAGAGCCTGAATGCACTTCACAGCCAAGTCAGCATCATGGACGTTATCCGCGCCCAAATGGAAGGCCGCTCGCTGTCTGGTGCTGCACTTGAAAGCCACCAAGAGAGTGAGCGCCGCAGTGGCCGCAAAGCGCAGGGCGTGTTTGTCCCGCTTGCTGCACTGGAACAACGCGCCGTCAACACCACGGCAACAGCGCCCGAGATCGTGGCTACCAACAATCGCGCAGACTTGTATATCGAGCCTTTTCGCAACAGCTTGCTAGCCCGCCGCCTGGGTGTCAGGGTTTTGAGCGGCTTGACTGGCAATGTCAGCATTCCGAAGTTCGCCACCGGCAACAGCGCTGGCTGGGTGGCTGAAAACAGCGCATTGACTGAATCGGCTGCGATGACGTTTGACAGTGTGACTCTGACACCGAAGCACGCTGGCGGGGTCAGCCAGATGAGCCGCCAACTGATTCAGCAATCAAGCCCGGACATTGAATCGTTGGTGCGCAATGATCTGTCATTCATGCTTGCGCAAGCAATTGACAGCGCCATGATTCTGGGGGGAGGCACAAACGAGCCTGTCGGGGTGCTGGCGACATCCGGCATTCAAACCGCGAGCCTGTCCACTCTGAGCTGGGCCAACGTCCTGGCGATGCTGCAAAAACTGGACATTGCCAATACGAGCGCCGCCAACATCGTTGCCAGCATGAAAGTCAAGGCCAAATTGCAGGGCACTTTGAAGGCAACAGGCATTGCTGGCTACCTGATGGAATCGGGCCGTGTGGCTGACTTGCCTTGCTACTTTTCAAACCAAGTGGCTGAGAAAACAGGCACGCCAAACACCGGGAAACTTATCGCTGGTGACTGGAGCCAAGTGATGCTTGGAATCTGGAGCGAGATCGACATCTTAGTAAATCCGTATGCCGAAACGGCTTATTCAAAGGGCAATGTGCTACTGCGGGCTATGGCAACGCTTGATGTTGCAGTGCGTCATCCTGAATCGTTTGTGGTGGCTGACGACATCGCGCTGTAAACGGCCATGAGCGCACCACAAATCGAGCGCCGGGCGACTGCTGGTGTCACTGCCAGTGGCCGCACGCTAACCGGCTACGCTGCCACCTTTGGTTCACTGACAACCATTGGTGACTTCGCTGAGCGCATCGCACCTGGTGCGTTCACAAAATCACTTGCCAGTGGCCGCGACGTGCTGGCACTGTCTGACCACAATCAATCTGCTGTGTTGGGCCGCACCAAGTCCGGCACGCTGCAACTGCGCGAAGACTCAAAAGGTCTTCAGTTCAGTCTGCAACTGCCAGACACCACTGCTGGGCGTGACCTGGCTGTGTTGGCCGCGCGTGGTGATTTGGGCGGGATGTCATTCGGGTTTGTCGCAACGGATGAATCATGGAGTGGCAACACCCGCGAGCTGCGCAGTGTGGAGCTGCATGAGATTAGCGTGGTTCAGAGCTGGCCTGCCTACAGCCAGACCGAAGTCAGTTTGCGCAATCGCCCTTCGTTTTGGGAGGATCTGCCACCAAGCATTGACCCGGATGATGGTGCAAGCATTTTGCGCCGTTTGTGGGTGGAGACCGTATGAGCATACTCACTCGCATTGCCAACAGCTTGGGCTTTGAGAAGCGGGCCAATGGTGACAGCTATTGGGAAAACTTCGGTGTTCTGCGCAGTGGTGCCGCTGTCAATCCTGAATCAGCGCAATCTGTTGCTGCCTGTTACGCCGCAGTGTCGGTGCTATCTGAATCAATCGGTTCGCTGCCATTGCACCTGTATCGGCGTATCGGCCAGATCGCGAAAGCTACAGACCATAGCCTATATGCGTGT